CAGCAGCCAAGGCACCCGAGCACGAGGTGTGCAACAGCGGTGCACCACGACGCCAACTGTGACCTCGACCTCGCCCTGACCTGACCCGTCCGGGGCCCGAAAAAATCCAGCCCAGGCGCGGGGCCCACGACCCGTGCCACCTGAACTTTCTTCTGTACGGGTCTGGGACCCGATTCGTGTGCGCGGCCCGGCCGGGCCGCCGCTCCTCGCCGAGCAGAGGAGGTGACCATGGCCGGCAACGGACCTCCATCGAACCCCAACGCGGTACGACGCAATGCCCGGGTCGGCCTGACGCAGCTCCCGGCGAACGGCTACACCGGACGGATCCCGCGGTGGCCGCTGCCCGACAACCCGAGGCTGACGGCGAAGGTCGAGCTGCTCCAGGCCGACGTCGACGAGCTCGAGGAGCGCGACCTCGACGCCGGCCTGTCCCGGACCGAGCAGACGAAGCTGACCAGGACCAAGGAGCGCCTGGCGATCGCGATAGCCGAGCGCGAGGCGATCCGCGACGGCGAGAAGCACCTGTGGAGCAAGCTGTGGCGTACTCCGCAGGCGTGCGAGTGGGCCCGGCTGAAGTGGGACCGCGAGGTCGCGCAGTACGTCCGCCACAAGGCCGCGGCCGAGATCGGCTCCATCGACGACTCTCGCGAGGCCCGGCTCCGCGGCGAGGCTCTCGGCCTCACCCCCAAGGGCATGCGGTCACTGATGTGGGTCGTCGCGTCGGACGAGGTTGGCCAGAAGCGGCAGCAGCGCACCGCCTCGACGCCGCCGCCGCGCCCGCGGCTGCGCGCCGTCGACAACGGGAGCTGACCGTTGCCCTGGCGTGGCCCCGAAGAGCCCGGCGAGTTCCCGACCCTGGGGTTCGTCTGGATCGACTGGATCGAGTCGACCCTCCGGTTCACCGACGGACCCAAGGCCGGCGAGCCCGTCCAGCTGTACGACGAGCAGGCGATGCACATCATCCACCGCGGCCGGCTCCGCCCGGACGCGATCGAGGACGACGGCAACGAGGCGTTCGTGCGGAGCGGCTCGATGCTGGTGCGCGGGCAGAAGTGGGGCAAGGACCCGCTGCTGGCGATGGTCGACCTGGTGCACGCGTTCGGTCCGTGCGACTTCGCCGGCTGGGATGCCAATGGCGAGCCTGTCGGGCGGGAGCACCCGTCACCGTGGGTGTTCGTCGCCGCGCTGAACGACCGTCAGACCGACAACACGTGGCTGCCGCTCAAGGCGATGGTCGAGAACAGCGAGCTCGTCGACCTTCCCGGTGTCGAGGTGAACCTCGACATGATCCGGCTCCCGTGCGGCAACCCGATCGAGCCGCTCACCACGACCGCGTTCGGCCGCCTCGGTGGCCGGTTCACCGCCGGGTCGATCACCGAGAACGGCCTGATGACCGACACGGTCGCCTCCGGGATGGCTGGAAGCGGCAAGCGCAGCCCCCTCGGCTTCGCCCGCACGCTCATCCGCTCGGTGACCCGGATGAACGGGATGTGGATCGCGGCCACGAACACGTGGGACCCCACCGAGAAGTCACACGCGCAGATCATCCACGACTCGAAGCCGAAGCGCGTCTACATCGACGCCAAGATCAGCCGCAGGCGCGTCGACCTCGATGACGACGAAGGCCTGCGCGACGAGCTGCTGTACCTCTACGGCGACTCCGCCAAGGAGAACGGCGGCCACGTCTCGGTGAAGTCGCTGGTCGAGGACTGCCGCGACACCCAGCTCCACGGCGAGAACGAGATCCGGCGCTTCTTCCTCTCCGAGATCGTCGCCGGCGAGCGGGACGCGGTCGACAAGGCCGTCTGGGACGCAGCCAGCCGGAAGGGGCAGCTCGAGAAGGGCGAGATGATCGCGCTCGGATTCGACGGCTCCCGGGCCCGAGACGCCACCGCCCTGGTCGCCTGCCGGATCTCCGACGGCCGGCTCTTCCCACTCGGCATGTGGGAGCCCCGGAAGTACAACGGCAAGGTGCCGCGGGCGATCGTGCACGCCAACGTCAAGGCGGCGTTCGCGGCGTACGACGTCATCTACCTGTTCGGCGACCCGTACCTGTGGCAAGACGCCCTCGACACGTGGGCCGGGCTGTTCCCGAAGAAGGTCGTCGAGTTCCCCACGAACGTCGAGGTCCGCATGGACAAGGCGATCGAGCGGTTCCGGACCGCGCTCCGCAACGGCGACCTCACCCACGACGGCGACACCGCTCTCACCGAGCACGCCCTCAACGCCGGCCTGGTCAAGGGCAAGCGGAAGGCCAAGCGGGAGGACGAGGAGACCGGCCAGGAGGAGGAGCACTACCTCAAGGTCGTGAAGAAGCGGGCCGGGCTCATCGACTACTTCATCGCCGCGATCCTCGCCTACGCCGCGCGCGGCCAGGCGATCGAGGACGGCGCGCTCACCCGGTCGAACACGCCGCCTCCCGCGCCGGTTCCCACGCGCAACAGCAAGCCATCAGCCGACTCGGTCAGCACCGTCGGCTTCTGACAACTCGACGAGGAGGACCTGTGGCCGACGTGACCTCACCTCCAGCCCCGCCTGCTCCGAAGCCGGTCCGCGAGCGCGGTTACGCGTTCGAGGGCAATGCCAATGGTTGGTGGATCGACCTCACGCACGAGCAGACCCCGGAACTCCGGTGGCCGCTCTCGGTCGACGTCTTCGACCGGATGCGCCGCCAAGACGCCCAGGTCTCGTCTGTGCTCCGGGCGGTCACCTCACCGATCATCCGCACCCAGTGGCGCATCGACGGTCGCGGCTGCGATCCAGAGGTGACGACGTTCGTTGCCACCAACCTCGGCCTTCCGATCCTCGAAGCCGAACCGGAGGACGACCACCGGGCCCAACTGCGTGGCCGGGACCGGTTTTCCTGGGACGAGCACCTTCGCCTGGCCCTGCTCATGCTGCCGTTCGGGCACATGTACTTCGAGCAGGTCTACCGGTTCGACGAGGCCGGCAACCAGTTCCGGCTGCGCAAGCTGGGCCCGCGGTTGCCGCGGTCGATCGGCCGCGTCAACGTGGCCCGGGACGGCGGCCTGGTCTCCATCGAGCAGCGCGCCAACGGGACCTTCGATGGCGGCACCACCGACACAGTGCTCCCGGTCAACCGGCTCGTCGCCTACGTCCTCGACCGTGAGGGCGGCAACTGGCTCGGCCAGTCGCTGCTCCGGCCGGCCTACAAGAACTGGCTACTGAAGGACCGGGCACTGCGCACCTGGTCGAACACCATCGACCGCAACGGCCTCGGTGTCCCGGTCTACGAGGGCGCCGAGAACGAGACGAGCCTCGACGCCGGCCAGGAGCTCGCGACCAATGCCCGGGCCGGGGAGAACGCCGGCGGGGCCATCCCGCACGGCGCCAGCCTCGACTTCAAGGGCGTGACCGGCACACTGCCCGACATCGACGAGTTCGTTCGCTATCAGGACGAGCAGATCGCCCGCGCCGTGCTCGCCCACTTCCTCAACCTCGGCACCCAAACGGGGTCGTGGGCACTCGGCTCGACGTTCGCCGACTTCTTCACCCTGTCACTCCAGGCCGTGGCCGAGATGGTCCGCGACACCGCGACCGCCCACATCGTCGAGGACCTGGTCGACATCAACTTCGGGCCCACGACGCCCGCCCCGCAGATCGCCTTCGACGAGATCGGCACCCGAGCCAGCGAGCTCGACAAGGTCCGCGAGGCCGCCGGCCTCTCCTCGGACGCCGACCTCGTGAAGTTCCTCCGCACCATCCCGACCAAGGGGGCTGCATGACCGACGGACCCACCTACCGCTTCTGGGGGAAGGCGAAGCCGAAGAGCGACGCGATCCTCTGCAAGGTCGAGCCGCGGCTGTCCGACGACTCGACCAAGGCGACCATCCGGATCTACGGGCCCATCGACTCCTGGGGCGGATTCTGGGGTGTCTCGGCCAAGGAGGTCGCGGAGGCACTCGACGAGCTGGACCCGGCCGTCACCGACCTGCAGCTACGGCTCAACTCCCCGGGCGGCGAGGCATGGGAGGGCATGGCCATCCTCAACCTCCTGCGGGCCCATCCGGCCAACGTCACAGCGGTCGTCGACGGCATCGCCGCTTCGGCCGCCTCCGTCATCGCCGTGGGCTGCGACGAGACGGTGATGAGCCCCGGGTCGGAGCTCATGATCCACGACCCCTACTGCTCGGCGTGGGGGTGCAACGCCACTGAGATGCGCAAGACCGCCGACGTGCTGGACAAGCTGGCCGAGTCGCTCGCCAGCATCTATGCCGAGGCCGCCGGAGGGAAGCAGTCGACGTGGCGGGAAGCCATGGTCGAGGAGACCTGGTACACCGCCGACGAGGCGGTCGAGGCCAAGCTCGCGGACCGCGTCGCTGTGGTCCCGGACGCCGGCAAGACGACCACCGCCGGAGACGACCCGACCGTCGTGGTCGTTCCTACGAGCGAGGACCCCGAGGACATGTGGGACCTCTCGCTCTTCACATACGCCGGCCGCTCCAAGGCGCCCGCTCCTGCCGCGATGCGCCGCGGCCCCAAGCCCCCGACCGCGTCCGCGGACGGGTCCACCCAACCCGAAGGAGGTCCTGCCGTGGCTTTCAGCGACGAGCAGCTCACCACCATGCGGCAAAAGCTCGGCGTCGCCGAGAACGCGGACGAGGCCACCATCCTGGCGGCGCTCGACGAGGCGCTCGCGGAGGGCGCCGAGGAGCCCGCGGCCGCCAAGACCACGGAGATCCCCGAGGGCATGGCCCTGGTCGACTCCGAGGTCCTCGCCGAGCTCCGCAACGGCGCAGAGGCCGGCCGAACGGCCCGCCAGGAGCTCGACAACCAGGCCCGTGAAGGGGCGATCACGGCGGCGCTGCGCGCCGGCAAGATCACCGCGGCGCGGAAGGACCACTGGACCACCGCCTGGGACGCCGACCCCGAGGGCACCAAGTCGCTCCTCGACAAGCTCGAGCCGGGCCTCGTGCCCGTCGACGAGATCGGCACCGCCGATGCCAACGACCCCGAGAGCACGTCTCTCGACGACGCCGCGCTCGAGGCGTACGCCTCGCAGCTCGGCCTGAGCAAGGAGGCCCTCCGTGGGTGACTACACGCCCGTGTTCACCGGGGGCGCACGCCCCCGCACCAGGAAGGTGTCGGCTGACGTCACCGGCGGCCGCGTCCTCGCCGTCTCCGGCAGCGACACCGTCGCCCACGCCGGCGCCGACGACACCACCGTCGTCGGGGTCGCAGCCCACGACGCCCTGTCCGGCGGCATCGTCCTCGTCTGGCCGATCGAGGGAGTCACCCACGAACTCGAGGCCTCGGGTGCCATCGCCGCCGATGCCGGAGTCGTCACCGACGCCAACGGCCAGGTGAAGACCGCGGCCATCGCGACCGCGGCCGCGGCGGGCACGCTCATCGGCACCGCCGAGACCACCGCAGCGGGATCCCCGCTCAAGCTCCGCGTCAACGGACGCCGGTGAGGAGACGACCATGACCACCTACCCGACCACCCCGACGCTCAGCGGCCAGAACGTCACCGCGAACTGGCTGATGAACAACCCGGTCGTGATCTTCCGGGCCCTGAACACGCTCGTGCAGCAGCGGCTCATCGGCGACAAGCTGCTGGCCGGACGGGTCGACCTCACCGGGTCCGGCTCCACGATCTTCGGCGTCTCCGAGGGGATCTTCCCCAAGCGGTCCGCCGAGCGCGTGGCTCCCGGCGGTGAGTACCTGCTCACCGACGACGACCCGGGCGTGCCGGCCGTGGCCAGCACCGACAAGTGGGGTCTCGCGACCGAGGTCCCGCAGGAGCTGATCTCGCGGAACCGGCTCGACGTGATCAACCGCAAGATCACCAAGCTCGCCAACCAGATCATCTTCGGCTTCGACGCCCTGGTCCTGTCGGCGATCGCCTCGGCGGTCACCAACACCCAGGCCGCCTCGGCCGCGTGGAACACCGCCGGCGCGGACCCGTTCCTCGACATGATGCTGGGCGGCGCGGTCGTGGACTCGCTGAACCTCGGCTACGACGTCCGCGTCGTGGCCCTCAGCCCCACGTACTACGCCCGCGCGGTCGCCGCGGCGAAGATCATCGAGCGCATGCCGCGCGAGGGCGACAGCACCCTCGTCGTCACCGGCACGATGATCCAGGTCGCCGGCCTGACCTTCCTCAAGACGACCAACCTTCCGGCTGGCGTCAACGTGATGCCGGTCGACCCGCTGGCCCTCGGCTCCATCGCGACCGAGCGCCTCGGTGGCGAGGGCTGGCAGGGCTCCCCCGAGACCGTCGAGGTCAAGATCGAGCCCCTCCAGGGCCGCGACGGCTTCCTCATCCGGGCTCGCAAGGTCGCGGTCCCGATGGTCCAGGAGCCCGGTGCAGCCGTGAAGATCACGGGCGCCTGAGAGCGAGGAGAACGAGATGGCGAAGCAGTACATCGGAGTCGCCCCGCTCACCATGGTGCGCACCAAGGCAGGCGGCTACAGCATGGTCTACGCCGACCAGCCCGTCCCGGCCGACATCACCGACGAGGACCTGAAGCGACTCGTGGACGAGGGCTTCCTCGGCCAGGTGGAAGCCGCCGCCGCCGCTCAGGCGGAGCCGGCCACGAAGCCGACCACGGTCGAGGACATCCTCGCCGAGGTCGGCGACGACAAGGAGAAGGCCGCGGCCGCGCTCGAGGAGGAGCTGGCGAGCAGCAAGCCTCGCAAGACCCTCCTGGAGCCGCTCGAGGCCATCCTCTCCGGGTCCTGAGCAGGAGCCCCAGACGATGCCGACCACCGCACTGTTCACCGCCGACGACCTCAACGCCCTCCCGGGCGTCTCCGGGGTCAGCGACGCGGAGGCCGTGCTCGTGGAACGCGTCGTCTGGGGCTGGCTCAAACCCGTCCTGAAGCTCACCGACCGGCCCGACCCGGTCAGCGACGAGCTGTTCTCCTGGGCGCTGGAGCTCGGCGTCATCTTCCGCAGCAACCCCGAAGGGCTCGAGGAGTACCAGCTGGAGTCGGAGCGGTCGAGGTACTCCTCCGAGCGCCGCGACGAACTGCTCGGCATCGCCGCAGCCGGCGGCACCACGGTCGGCGGGATCGCAACGCCTCTCGGTTCCTTCCCGGCGGCCCGCGCCTACCCGGACCCAGCGGAGCGGTGCTGGACGTGAGGGCCCAACGCCGCGCGACCAGCACAGCCACCCTGGTCCGCAAGAGCAACCCCACACCCGAGACCATCGACGGGGCCCTCATCGAGCCGCTCTCGACCTCCGCGGCCGCCGAGCGTGCCGCCCGGACCGCCGACAGCTCCGACGCCCGCGACCCCCGCCGCGCCCTCATCGGCGCGCGGCCCCCTCTCGTGGGCGACACGATCATCAACCTGCCCGGCGTCCACGCGGTCGCCGCGGACGACAAGATCACCATCGACGGCATCACCTGGCGTGCCACCGGCGAAGGGTCGGTGTGGCTCGACCGGACGAAGGTGCCGGTCACCAAGCAGAGGCCGACCGCATGATCATCGGCAGCCCGTCGAAGGCCCCCGACATCGTCGACGCCCTCAACGACCTCGTCACAGGTGCCCTCGTCTTCGCCGGCCTGCAGGTCATCGACGGCCCGATCCTCGACCTGGAGGACCTCGCGAACGACGCGATCTGCATCGGCGCCGGCAGCACGTCGGACCCCGGGTTCACGTCCTCGTTCGAGGTGGACACCAGCCTCGGCCGCAAGGCCTACACCGAGACCGTCTTCATCAACGTCACCATCTCCGCGCGCATCGTCGACGACTACGACATGCGGGCCCGCCGGCAGAGGGTCAAGGAGCTGCTCGCCGACCTGCAGGGCCTCCTGACCGACAACCGTGTCAACGACGGCACGTGGGACGACATCGGGGTCGGCCCCGAAGGGGTGTGGCACCAGGTAGTCACCGTCCGCGGCGCCGTCTGTGCGCTCGGTGTGCTCGTGGAGGCGAGGGCACTCATCTGATGGCGATCGAGGTCTACCCGATCACCAGGCTCGCCCAGGAGCTCGGCATGGTGCCGATCGAGCTCCGCCGCGAACTCCGCCCGCAGCTGCGTGCGTCGGCCGCCCACATCGTCGAGGACATGAAGACGAGGTCGTCGTACTCCTCCAGGATCCCCTCCGCGATCCGCATGACCG